TAATAATACGTTTGTGGTGAAAGCGGAACCGGGAAAAACAGTAACGGTGGAAGTCAACGGCGAAGAGTGGGGGAAAGCCGAAGCGGTGGAAGGCGTTGCCGCGGTGGTACTCAAACGGGAACTTCCCGAAACCTACACCTACAAGATCAGGTAACTAATTTTTCATTATAAAAAGAGGAGAGCGGTATGAGCGGATTAGCGGATTTTTTGGTGGGCGATGTGGAGGCAAAGGCACTTCGCCAAACCGATAAGAAAAAAGCCCCTTCGGGCAATTACATTGCCATTGCAACAGCCACGAAGGACAAGTTCCCCGGCGTGGGCGGCACGTACACCAACGCGGCCGACCAGGATGTGGTCATCACAGCGGCCAATATTTTTGAGAACCTGAAAGATTTAGCTTTTCAGGGCGGTGCATGGTTAATGGGTCACGGCACTGTCAACGGGAAAAAAGGAAAGCCCACCGAAGTAATGGAGCCGGAGATTTACGGGTTGGCTGCGGAAGCGCGACCTACAGGCGAAGTGAATGATAAGGTAGACTTTACTTTTAAACATGCCTTTCTGAATATTCCCTACCTGAATGATTTGCGTCGCAACGCACGAGGAAAGGATATTTTCCTCTTCACCGAGACCACGGTACAAAAAATAGACTGGCAAGCCAATCGCCCTATTTTTAAAGACATTGGGTGTCCCGTGGCAGGCTCACGCAATTCCACAATTTCAGGTGAATTCTCGATTGTGTGGAGTGACAAAAACGGTGAACTGGTGCCCTATCTTGGGGTGAACGTAGACGATTTAAGCGCGGATGATATTGTCTACACCTTTGACGAACCGGGTACGTTGGTCAACTGCACCAAAGTAGCGGGATGTGCCGGTGACTGTGTGACCTTCAACCGTACCACTTCCGGCACCTGCGGTTTCACTCAGGATGTAGTGGAAGCCAAAGGTTGCGGTAAGCACTATTTGTTCTACAACGACAACGAAGCCATGCCGGCGGGTGTGGTGGGCACGGTTAACCCAATAACGGGCGCCATCTCATTGACCACACTTTCGAGCGGTACGCACAAATTCACTCACGCTTTTGAGAACGAGGTTGGAATTTTCGGTACGTACTGTTTCAAGGTCGTAGTAGCTTAATTTCCCCCATAAAATCAGGTAGGGACAGCAATGTCCCTATCAAATTTATTTATGTTACAGCTTTCGCAAATCAAAACCGTATTGGAGAATATCAGTATCGAAGGGCAATTGCCCAAGGAGATGCTGCATTGCTACTATGAAGAATCCAAAACGATTCAAAGCGAAATAGCGAAGGCGTTTGGGGATGAATATCCCGATTATCTGGATAAAAACCGTCCGCGTGAGAAAAAAGCGCACAAGGATTATCGAAAAGACATTTACCGAAATCCCCTAAAGGGCTTTTTGGATAAGCAGATCGGGCGGTTGGATTACATCCCCGAATCGGATGATTTTTCGGTGGTTTGGCCCACGGGTACGCAGTCCCAAAAACTGGCCGCTTACGACGCGAGTGCTTTCAATGAAAAAGCCGGGCTAACGGACTGGTTCTTTGACTTTGTAAAAAACGATTTTATCAAAGACCCCAATGCGGTCTTGGTCTTCGTACCCGAAACCATCCCGACTTCGGATAGCGAACCCTATCAGCCCATTGCCGAGATGATTCCCTCTGAGAATGTATTACAATTCAGAAAGGGAAAGTTTGCCTGTTTGCGCTCTTGTAAAGAGGTGCCGGTCAGAGTGAGCGACACCGGACGGACTGAAAAAAACGGTTTGCTGTTGTATTTTTTCGATTACGAGAGTTTTACCGTCGTGCGGGAATTGACGCGGGACAGTTCAAAAAGTCTGAAAAAAAGCACGTTTCAAATTTGGGGACTGAGCTACGATTTTTCGCCCGATACCGAGCAGCTTCAGGCGGTTTTTCGTCCGTTTCTCCACCACGGCAAAGCAATGCCGGCGCGGAAAATAGGCTTGAAACGCTTGAAACAAAACGCCAAAGGGGAAGAGTTATTCGTTTCGAGCGTAACCAACGCGTTAGAGCATATCAAAGACGCACAGGCGCGGTATTCAGACATTCAGGTAGAATTCAATTACCACGTTAACAGCCAAGAGTACCGCATTGCTACGCGGCCCTGTTCTTCACCTGAATGTAACAAGGGAAATCGCCCGATTCGAGATAAAGCCGGCGACATTATCAAACACGAAACGTGCCCGAATTGCCACGGTACCGGAATGGAGATCGGCGGCAGTGCGCTTGATTTGATTGTGTATTCCATGCCCAAAAAAGAGGGTTTTACCGACGTACCGGGCGGCGTTCCCCCTGTTCCGGGCGGGTTCATTCCGCGTCCCATCGAATCGGTACGGGAGTTGATTGCCGAATACAAACGCAAGGTCGAAGAAGCCTATGCCGATGTGCACATGCAGTTTCACAACCGTACGCCCATGGTAGAATCGGGAACGGCCAAAGAAGTGGACAGAGAAGAGTTCTACAAAGATTCTATCGTACTGGCTAAACACCTATGCACATTGCTGCAATGGGGGTATAACACGCAGGCAAATTATTTGTACGGGGCAATGGGTTTTGACTCCACCCAATTACCGGTAGTAATGACCCCAACGCGTTTTATGCTCTCAGGTCTCGAAGAAACACGAGCTGAACTGAATGAAGCCATCACCAACGGTTATGATGCCGAGTTGGTCGCCATCATACAGGCGCGGTTATTGGAATACCAGGCAGGCAAAGGCTCCAAGGATTACAAACGTTTTGCGACGCGGATGCTTTTGGACCCGTACCGGGATTTGAAGCCCACCGAAAAAGTGCTTCAAATGAATGTAGCTTCGCAGGTAGCCACGGCAGGAAGCGAAGCGCATAAAGCATTGGTGAGTCAGTTTGTATTCAGTCTTCAAATCATTTCGCTTTTGGACGAAGCTGAATTGATGCACGAAGATTTCTACCTAAAACCCATTAAAGAACGGCGCGATATTCTTTGGGGTCTGAATGAGAAGTATACCTCGGATATTCCTTCGGGAATGATTGTACCGCTGAATTTTGCGCCTACTCCGAATGATAACCAAAACGTTGCCTGATGGAAGAGTTGGAAGTGTGGGAAAAACTAATCGCTGAGTGGCTGGGTAAACTACCCTCGGAAATTGCCAAATTAAACACCGTCTTACTGGAAAAACTATACACGTTCATTGACAACATCGACCCAAGTTTGACTTTGGGTGAAAACTTGACAAGCCTGTTGCAGGTGCAAACCCAATTGCCCGTCCTGATTCAATCGGTGGGGTTTGGTATTATCGTTACGCAGATTGCCGACAAAATAGCCGAAACGCTCACCAAACTGGAAACCTATTTCCAAACCGTTTTTGGTGAGTCCGAAAAAACGGCGGCTTTGACGGATGTATTTCGGGCAAGTTTGGCACGGGTAAGAGGCTCGTTGTTGGGCGAAGGAATCAGTCAGGCACTTACCACCGAACTTGTTAAAACCCTGCAATACCACGTCTACAGCAAATCCACCAAGGCTATCTTTCGACAGGCACTTGGGCAGGTGTTGGGGGTGAACGGGCAACCGGTGCGGTATCTGACCACCTACGCAAACGATACGCTGTATCAGTTCTCGCGGGCCTATACCGACGAGGTGACCAAGGGGTTAGACGCTCAGTATTTTTATTACATGGGTACTTCCATCAAAACGACGCGGGATTTTTGCGGAAGCCGGGTTGGGAAGGTATTTACCAAAATGCAGGTGAAAGACTGGGCTAAACTGGACTGGAAAGGAAAGATTCAGGGTACTACGGCGCAAAGCATTTTTATGTACGCGGGCGGCTATAATTGTCGTCACCGCATTTTACCGATTTCCAAAGAGTTGTCCGAAAAAATGAAATACTAATTTTTTACTTTTTAACATCATGGCAAAAGAAGAAAAAACAATCGAAAAAAAAGAGGAGACCAAGCAGGAAGTAAAGCCCGTTGCCTTCACAAGTCTTGCCTTCAAAGACAGTGTGGTTGTAAAAAACAGCAACAAAGCCGAACAGGTAATGACAAAGAGGGCGTGGGAGGAGATTCGCAAAGCGGAACTCGACCGCTTACAGGGCTTTGAACTATTGGGAAAATACGTCAAAGACGACAGTGAAAAAGGGTATAGCATTCAACCCATTGACGACGATTACGAGCCAACGGAAGAAGCGTAATTTTTTATGCTTTTTTAAATTAACTATATAGTTTATTATTGCAATTATTTCACCTTAAAACCATTTTCCAAATGGGAGTAAAAGCCGGAGCTTTCTTAAAGAAACAGCTCGAAAAAGCAGGGGTCTACAAGCCCGAAAAACACAATACCATCATTGAAAAACTCAATGATTTAAGCGACGATTTAGATGATGCCGAGGTGTCGACATTAACACAGGCATTTATCACCATTCAGGATGCGCCGTCTCACCCGGAGGTCAAAAGCAAACTCAAAGAAGTACACAAACGCGAATTGAAATCGGAGTTCTTAGACCCGGTGGACGCGGAAATGAAACCTTACGAGGCGCTTTTGGGAGAGAAAGAAAAAGCCGATTACGCAGGGCTGGATACTACCTACAAAAAGCTGAAGTATCTGCAAAAATTCTTATCCGAACGCTCAAGCGGCGATGGCACAGACGCTAAAGCCTACCGCGAAGAATTGGCGAGCCTTCAAAAGCAAATTAAGGATGGCGACTTTGTCGCCAAGGCGGAATTTGAAAAAGTGTCAGCCAAAGTATCCACCGCCCAAGAGGGTAAAACCATGGCGGAACTATTCGCTTTGTCGGTGCCTAAAATGAGCAAAGACAAACTGAAAGACCCCTATGTGAAAGAGGATCACACCTCCCGGGTCAATCGGTTATTGAAAACAAACGGCTGGGTCATTGACCACGAAAGCGGCGAAATCAGAAAGGCGTCCGACGCTAAAACGGCAGTTTTGGTAGAAGGTACGACCGACAAAATGACATTAGAGCATTTGCCCGATGCTTACTTTAAATCCTTTGAAGATTGGGCACAAAAAAGCGATGGCGGCGGGGCGGATGAATTTGAAGTGGAACGCAAAAACGGCGGTTCACAGGCAAATTCAATCGTAGAGCGAAACCGTCAAAGAGCGGCGCAGTAATAGCGCGAAAAAAGTGAAAGTGCGGTGCCGTAGGCACGAAGGGAAAGAAATGTGAAAAAGAAACTTACGACACACAACAATGGCAAAAGACATTAATTTCAGCGCGGCTCGACTCGTCTATGTGAGTCTGATGCACGTGCTTAACAACGCGTACAAATTCGGTCTGCACGGAACGCTCAAGGCACTTCGTTCACCGGACGTAAAGCCTCTGATTGACGAGATCAACCCCGTCAAAGCGGCTTCTTCCATGACGGGAAACCGTACTACCAAAAAATTCGATTCGGGCAGTGGGCTTCCCTATTGGAGTGTAGTCACCAACTTTTTACCCTCATATGCGGCGACGGGTCGCAATACGCGGGCTAAAACAACGGGAACGGATATTCAGGGCGGTGGCAATCTAACGGTTGATTTCAACCTTCGTCGTGAATACTCCCTGAAATGGTCGATGAAAGACGTACCGACCGAACCGGACGCGTTGCAATACATGAAGGATATTGTAGCTGGCAGAGTGAAATTATTCGGCGGCACCATGGGTGCGAAATACGGCGATATGATGTCCAAATTAGGCTTGGAAATCCTGCGTACCATTGACGAAACCGTCTTCAAGCCCATTAACTCTACGCTTTTAACTTCCCTTATGGGCGGCATTGGGAAAAACGCGGCTTATCCAGACAAAACTTCCCCTTCGGCAGCGGCTCCCTGTGTTCCGGTGGTAGTGTTTGACGCGGACGGCAAGGTGAATGAAAACTTATTGGAAGCCTTCCGTCAAACCCAACTCGTCAACCGTTTAAAAGGACGTTTGATTGTAGTGGGCGGTCGGATGTTAAGCCGCTACATGGACAAACAGGGTATCATGGCTATTAACCAAGCGGGCGTTGACTTAGCCAAAGCCTTTGCCATGCTTCCGGTGCTGTGGTACTACGATGCAGAGATTGATACTATTTACGGCGCTAACAAAATCATTGCTTTTGACAGCGCAGCGGCGGCTACGGAGTTTTTACCCGAACACGGCCCTGATGGTTTTGTGACCAATACCGAATTTGCCAACACGAGCTATGGTAACGTAGCGGTGCAAATCGAACAAAGTGCCATGGACAGTTCCATTGCGGGCGCGGGCGGAGATACGTTTGAAATGAATCTGGATTTTACGGCGGAAGAAACCACCGACGATGCGCGTTATCCGGTGCTAAACATCACGCCCGGCGTGCTGTACGGCATCTACAAACGTCCGACGAGCTTCTTTACCACGACTTCGGGCAACATCTTAAAAGACGTTACCGGAATCTTCGGTTTCGAGTTGACAACGCCTAACTAATTTCCCTAACTCTTTTTATTCATTGTATCGGCTGTGTGAGAGCATAGCCGATACCTAAAAAGCAACTTCCATGAAAAAGGCACTCTTATTTTTTTCTCTGATTTTTTAGTATTGGCCGCTCCTGATTCACAGGCGCAGGCTGTACGCTCCACCAATACGGTGTATAAGTTCTTTACCACACTCACAAGTACAGTGGACACTATTCAGGTGACCAACACGGCCAACGCCGCTTTGTACGTAAAATCCTTTGCGGGCAGTGCCGATGGCGTAGCCATTCACGCCAACGTCAAATACGTATCGGGCACGGGGGTAGCGCGAATCACCTACGCAAGTATCATCGGCAAAAAATAACCGAGGCGGGTCTTATCCCGCCTCATTTTTCCTTCCCTTATGAAACTTCACAGAATTCTATACCTGCTTTTGGCGGTTTCCGTCGCCTGTTTTGGACAAAAAACGTCCAAACCCAAAGCGCCCAAAACGCTGAAATCCTATCCACAGGACACAACGGCAACGTTTTCTTGGGTTCGGGAATACGTTCAAAGCGTTTTGAAAACGCAACCCGAAACACCAAAGCAGTCAACGGATGTAGCAAATATAAAAACCGAAATAGTTGAAACTGGTGCCGCGTTTCGGCTCACAGCTATCAAAGACCCATTGCTTCCGAGCGTGGAAGTTGTAGGCAATTACGAACTTCGCTACATTGAAAGC